ATGAAGGGCAACAGTCCCCAGTGAGGCCCGGTGCCGATCTCGAGAATCTGACGAGGCAGGGACGCGCTAAGGAATTCCCCTATACTCTGCTCCGGCGGTGGAATCTTCAACACGTCGAGATACCGAAATAGCTGCACGCCCTCAGCCTGCATGTCGCACCGAAGCCAGAAGGCCAGCTCCAGAAGTTCTTTATGGGTAAGGTGAAACATTTACTTCACCGCCTCGCAAAACTGCCTCTGTTCCCTGATAATCTCTCCAGCGGAGTGGGCTAAAATTGGCAAGTCCGCGCTGTTATGTGACCTAATCTCCACATCTCCGACTTTGAGAATCGCCCCAGAGAATGAACTCACGAAGTTGCGATCAACAAAGATCCCCATAGCGAATCCGATACAGAGGCAGATAACGGCGGTCAGAATCAGTTCCATCCGAACTAGCGCATCCCATCCCGGCAACAGAAGGCCATGCTCATCACATCAAAACCAAGTCCCGACCGACCGAAGGGAGCCAGACCCGAGCGCGCGGCGAGGTGAACCCTCCACCAAATCAATAACCGCGCCTTCATCCGCCATCCGCCAATACAACTACTTCACCGCCACCAGGTGAGCCAGAATCTTACTCCTACGCTCATTCGATGCCCCGTACTCGACCATCCGCCACTCACCCCGGAACAGAGCCTGAATCCCGTACGCTGGCCCCAATCTTCCTCTTTCCCCTCCCGGATGGTTCCACGGTTCCATGAAGTAGTACTGGTCATCCAGGGTCCAAAAGGTTCGATGCGTCGGGTCTGCAAAGGCTCCCGGATTTACTCTCCCATCGGCCAACATCACGCACGGTACTGCTAAATCGAGGATGCCGCCGGGTTTCAACACCCTCCAAGCCTCATTCATCGGCCAGATCTTGCTAGGTCCTAAGTGCTCAAACACATCGTGGGCATAGATCTCATCCACGGTTGAGTTTTCCCAGGGCCAGTGGTAATTCAGATCCGTTACGACGTCTGCCGGTTCGCAGATATCCACCGATACGAAGCCCGATTTCCGGTCATCATTGGCGCCCAAGTTAAGCTTCAGCATCTCTTGCTACCTGCTCCACATCGGGAAGCCGTGGATCTCCTGGAAGCGCTTCTTAGTCGCATTGATCGGCAGACTTCCATTGAGGCCCCGGAACGTGCTCGGCAACGTCCCATGATCGACCACGCATTCGTTAAACACTCCCAGCTTGTACCCTGCATGCCGGATTCTCATGCAATAATCTGTGTCTTCTCCTGCGTACACCATTTCTCCATCAATTGAGCCGGTGAAGCGCTCATCAAGAAGCCCTACTTTGTCGATTACTTTACGCGGGATATATACACACACGAAGGGGATGTCGAGAGGCGCTTCTGAGATACCGGTCAGACCTTGCTTGTAGGCGTGAATGTGATGCGCGTGGCCCTTGACCCGCGCCGACAGGAGGCCGTACTCGGGATGCTCATAGCAGAATTGCTGCATCGCGGTGAAGCCGCCGGGGGTCTCGAGGATCGCGTCATCATTCAACAACACCACGTCATCAGGCGCGCAGGACCTGATTCCGATGTTGCAATTCACAGCGAAAACGAAGGGCTTCGGACCTGGAATAATTGTCGTTCCATCCAGAATCGCGCCATCCTCATAGTCGAATGTGTCCCGGCGATACCCAGACTCCGCCAACCCGTCATCCAGGATCGTTTTTCTCAGGCCAGGGCCCCAATCGCTCAGCCCTTCCACGCAACGCTTCAGGTTGGTGAAATTCTTGCTGGGGATAATGACAGAGAGGAACATCACGCTCGCGCCTTATCTTGCGCCTGGAATATCAACCTGCGCATGTTTCTGAGGTTTTCGCAGTAATCCCGCCGGTGGCCGATATCTTTTATGCGATAAATTTCGCCCATTAGCAAACCTGCTACCACATCCCAATCACCAGATGTGAAAGTCACCGATACAGGCTTGTCCATCTTCGCCAAGGTGCCGGTCGCGTTGCTCATGCCGCCTGCTCCTCGCGCGACTGCTGCTTCTTCCACTGGAACCCCGCCGGCATCTTCAGCCATGGCCCCCCATTCAACTGCCTCACTGAAGTATTTTCCGGGTGAATCGTGGCGTACATCAGATCCATATCGGGACACTCCATGAGCTGCCCCAACCGCCCCGCTTCCGCCGCAAACTGCTCATCCTGTCCGCACTGAATCTCCGCAAACCGGTGCTTCATCCACCACTCTTTCCGAAAGCAGAGGGAAGTCGCCAATACGAAGTCTTTTCCCGGTCCGGGGTACCTCCACCACTCTTTCCCATCGGTGAACTTCATCTCCCGGTACCCGGTCACGGAGTTCATTGGAGACGTCTGCAAAACTCTGACCTGCTGCGATAACCTTCCCGGTGCTGAGTAGTCGTCATCGTCCCAGATGGCGATGATTTCGCCTCTCGCCGCCTGGCAGCCGACATTCCGTTTTGCTCCTACCACCAGCCGGGCGCCATCGGTATATTTCACCTGCGACCCTGGAGGGAATTTCAGTCCTTCGAGATCTTCTCTTGAGTCTCCTAACACCAGGAGTTCTTTATTGGGATAGGTTTGCAAGTTAAAGCAGTCGATTGCCTGAGGAAGCCAGTGTTTTCTCTGTCTTGTCAGGCAGAGGGCGGTCACCAGGGGAAGAGAATGATTCAAATCAGACATTGGTTCCGAGGCCGGTACACGTCAAAACCAGAACGATATCCATCTGCAGAACGTTATCCAAATCCTCCACGATCAACTTATTGCCGCTTGGCATGATCACCCGGTCGCCCCCTAAAATTCCCGGCTGGTACCACATGGCAACCACCGTTTCCATATGCGAGGTGATCTGGCCATCCCGGATTTGATCCGCGGTGTTATACGTCTCGAAGGCCGCATTGGCAGAGGTTATGGTTTGGGGTGACGAAACCACACCGCCTTCGTTGATCTCAGGAGGACTTGCAACCACGTCCCTCTCGATGGTGATCGAGTGCCGCATCTTGCCCGAGTCGATTACCGGCTCGCCGCTCGAGATATCCACCAGCCGGCGGTAATTCTGCGCCACCTATCGAACCCTCGGAATTGCGCCATATGAAAGCTGAGCGGTAATGATGTCCGGATAGCCCTCGATCGCGCTCTTCCCCATCGAGAGAGGCAACCGGTTACTGAACCATTCGTTGATCAGCCGCCGCATCCCCATCTTGACCGTGGCCCCGGTATCCGACCAGAACGCATCATCAGAGGAAACGCCTGCAGTGAAACGGATCAAAATCGAGGAAGAGGGCCACGGAGTGTAACTCGGCCACGCTCCGACGCTCCAGGGCGGCGAAATTACGCCTGGCTGCTTACTGGTATCGACCACGTACTGGGTTCCTTCGGCAAGAGCGATAATCGCGCCAGTCGAGTCCTTCTGCTGCACCAGGTCAACCGTCCTCAAGTGAGGCCGCAGTTCGATAGAAGTGTTCTGCCAATAATCGAGCGATAAATCGAAGGACTTCACCACTAGGTCCCGGTTCTGTAGCAGCTCCGCCTGCACCCTTGCCGCCACGATCATATCCCTGAGATCATCGTCACGGCCAGGATTCGCCGGAGCCGTAGGAGGGAGTCTCAGGAAGCTGATCGCCTGATCGAGCGTGAAGGGCTCGGTAAAGACCTGGGGCGGCGAGGTGACCGTGAGGCCCAGCGTCCCATAGGAGGCGTAGGTGTCATACCACGGATACGAGTTGCCGAAAGTAGGGTACATGAACTAGACCGAGACCGGATTCCTACCTACTGATTTCCCCAGATGACACTGATCTTGTCCCCGTTCGCAATGTAGACGTAGATGCCGGCAAGCCTGTAATTCTGTCCCTGCGGAGGATACAGGAAGCCGCCTCCAGCCGGTATCTTGAGCCCCACCGTGGCGCTTACAGAGGAATCCTGGTCCGTACGAACGACCGCACTGTTTGTACTGTCCGCGATGATCTGCACCCACCTGGCACTGCCACTGCTCGCGATCTGCACCGTGGCGCCGGTCCCGGTGATGTCGCCGCCAGGGCTGCCGGCCATCAGGAACACGGAAAACAGCAGCAGGAGAAAGAGAAATCGTCTTTTCGTACTCAGCTTCATGAGAGTAAACTCCAATCACTTCCAGTTAGCGGTCGGGGGCTTGTATTTCCAGGGTGAATCGTTGCGTACATCAGATCTTGAGCATCAGCGGTCGAAAGCTGGCCGGCACAAGAGGCGTTGAAAGCAAAGATATTGTCTTCACCGACGTTAAGGCAGAGAAACCGGCTCCGCTCCCACCAGGATTTCCGGTAGCACAGGGAAGTTCCGAGGGCTCGATCGAGCGCACCGGAGAACTGCCACCAGTGAGTTCCGTCAGTAAATCGCATCCGCCGATAGCCAGTGACGGCCTTTCCGGTTTCCATGAGGCGCTCAACCTGGTCAGCAACTCTTCCATCCGCGGAATGGTCATCGTCATCGAAGTGGGCAATAATGCTGCCTCTCGATTGCTGGCAGCCGAAGTTCCGCTTCTCTCCAATGGATGAATTTCCTTCAAGATGCAGCAACCTGATTCGATCGTCGTCACTCGGCAGCAGGTCCCGAACGTCTTGACCGTCCGCTACGATGAGCATCTCGAGGTGCGGATATTTCTGAGCCTGAAAGCACCGGATCGCCTTCGGGAGCCACTGAAGCCGATTTCTTGTCAGGCACAGAGCTGTCACGAAACGGTTGCCGCGGACTCACCTCGGGAGTTTCGAAGGTTTTGGGCTTGGTCTCGTACACCACGCGGGGGCTGCCGGGTTTCTTCGCTGAGCCACCACGGATTAACTGCATCGCAATCTCCTCGCGGCACTCGAACTCCTGCCCAGCAGTCACCGTGCCGTACTCCCCGGTGAGCTGCTGGGCGATGCAGACAAGCTTCATTTGGCTTTGGAGGTGGTCAGTTCCTGATCCTGATGAAGCGGATAAGGATCATTCGTATCCGGCACTCCGTTGAGTTCTACCGGGTATCCGTCGACGGAGCCCGCCATCTTGTGAAGCTGCGCTCCGGTAACAGGGCCGTTGATGGTCTTCACCACACCATCGAGTTTGAAGCGGATCGTCCCGGTGGGGACTTGCGGTGAGGCCGTGATTCCCGAGGTTGATACCTGACCGGAAGAGGGATGAGTCTTTTCAACTCCAGGCCCGGCTATTACTTCTCCAGGCGTGAAGCCTGTTCGTAAAACTGATTCGTTGGACATATTGGTAATACTCCTTCGGAACTTCTACTGCAAACGAGCAGCCAGAGGGTGAGAGCGGCCCATGAAGAGAACCGCCCTCATCAGTAAGGCTGCTTCTACTACGGCGAGGTGGTGAAGGTACCGGTGACGTACGACGCCGGGCGCTTAGTCACCAGGGCCAGGCGCTTCTCGGCGCGGATCGCGACGAGGTTGCGGGTGAAGTAATCCGAGTGCTCCGTGCTTACCTCGACCTGCATCTCCATGCGGTCCCGGATCTCGGAGGCGATTGGAGAACCCGAGCCGATCAGGAAAGTCCCGGTTGTGATGCTGGTCGTGTGCACCACGGTGAGGCCGAAGATATTGGGCCGAACATCGGTCCCGGTTGTGCCGCCGCTCGAAGGCTGCTGCGGATCTCCCAGGATGTAACGCCCGAAGCCGTCCTTGGTCAGGCGGATTCCCCACCAGTCATTCGGATGGAGAACGATGAAGGTTGGATCGAGTTCCTTCGCCGCGGTAATCTGCTGGATGGCGCGACCGATGATATCGATCTTGTTCCAGCCGGCCGCCGCGACCAGAAGGCCAGTGTTGAAGGCCGTCGCCTGGGGAATTAAACCGTGCAGGTTTTCCCCGGTGTTATCGCCCGAGAGAAGCTGCTGCTCTTCCGCCAGATTGACGTAGTACGGGAGACTGGTCTCGATGAAGCCCATCAACTCTCCCATGTCGGAGAGGATCTGCTTAGACGCGGGAATCCAGGTCGCAATCGTCTTCACGCGCTCGCTGGCGGAGGTGAAGGTCAGAGCGTTCTCGAGCTTCTGACTGCCTTCCGAAACCGGAGAGGCGGCGATCAGCGGAGAGAGCACCTTCACGAAGTCGATCACCTGCATCTGAGTCGGACGGGCGCTCAACACATCGCAAACCTTGAGAGCCTGCCGTGCCTCACTGGTGATTCCCGGAGTGCGGTCAATCTGCAGGACGCCGGAAGTTGCGGAGCCGATGGCGCCCGAGGTGATCGTGGTCTTCTGGGCGAAGATCTGCCTAGCGGTCTTTTCGGTGAGATGGATGACGGCCCGGCCCGACTTGTCGCGCATCAGGCGCTGGATCTGCTCGTTCTCTTTGAACTCCTTCTCGACGGTCGACGCCGGCTCTTCGGCGACCTGGCGGTCAGCCATCTTCGCGTCGATCGCGTCAATTTGCGTTTGGAGTGCTGCCAACTTGGTGGCGGTCTCCGTGGTGGTGGTTCCGAGCGTCTTCATCTCTTCCTGCGCTTTGTCGCGGAAGGTAGTAATGACGCCGGTCAGTTCGACTAGTTTCTGCTCGAGGGGGTCCATGTAATCTCCTTCGTGAATTTATCGATTGCTGCGAGAAATGCCGAGTGATCGCTGACCGGCTCGGGCTTGGCTCCGGCTGCCGGCGGCGGAGTGATGACCGGAGGCTTCGATTTTGCTTCGTCGTCCTCTTCCTCGGCTCCGTCGTCAAACAGTGGAAAAATTGTATCCATAGCGCTCTTCGCGGCTTTACAGCTTTCATCCATATGCGCGTGAGCTGCCTTGAGAGTTTCTTTGTTCGCCGCGCTGATCTTGCGGCCTGATTTGGTTTCGATGAGCTTCTGGTTCCAGGTCTCCATCGCCCCGTATTGCTGCGTCAGCATGTCGAGGTAGGCCGGGAGCAACCCCATGAAGGCATCGGAGAATTGCTGAATCGTCGCCTCGGCCGCGGTAATCTTCTCATCGCGGTTCAGGTCTGCCCAGATCACGGAGGAGAGCGCGCAGGAGAGCGCACCCATCATCTGATAGCGTGCGTCGGACAACTGGATCTCAGCCAGTTCCTCGTTGAAGTCGCCCTTGGTTTCCTTCCGCGCTTTAATGCTCGTGATCAACGCGGATTCGTTCATCGGGAAGGTGACGATCGAGCCCTCGTAGAGCTTGATCTCCTTCAGCCGGCGGACACCGTTCTGCACCGAATCCTGGATCGCCTCGAAGCCGATCGACAGGCCCTTGACGATCCGCGCCTTGATCAGCAGGTAAGCCTTTTGCGCCTCGGGAAGCGCCATCAACAGCGCGCCCTTGCACCAGAGACCATCGGGCCGGTCATCGAGTGTCAGGTCACCGATCGGGACATCCGTCTTGTGCTGCCAAAGCATCGGCCGCACGTTGCCCTGATCCTTCAGGGTCTTCGTGTAGGCGCCAGGCTCCACCACATCACCGCCGCCGTCGACGTTACCGTACGGAGAGAGTAGACCCTCGAAGGTTCCCTCTGCCGAGATCTCTTTGATTTCGAGCTTCATCCGTAGTTTCGTTTTCATGCTGCGATTCTCCTTTGCTGCTTTTGCTTTTTGGCGGCCCTAGTTTTGGCAAGCTCCACGGCTGGATCGACAGCCGGCGGAGCGCCAAGAGTTTGCATGTTCATCTGCACGCGGTAGTTTTCGCCTTCACTGTTCGGCAACGGATCACGGCCTTCTTCCTCGCGAACCTCGTCCTGGTTCATGTGGCCGTTTTGCAGGGCGGAGGCGTAGGCGGCGAACCGAGCCACGATGTCACCCTTCAGGAATTGGTCGGTGTCGTGATACAGGAAGAAGCCCTGCTCTTTTTCGTCCGGGGTCAGCACGCAACGGCGGAAGGCCTGCTCCCATCGCGTGAACCAGGCGCTCAGCGTGTAGGTGACAAAACGTTGCCCCAATTCCTCAATATTCGAAAACGTTGCCCGGCTCAGGTCCGCAACCATGTCGGGCGAGACACGGAACCACCGGCAGATCTCCGCTACGGTGAATTGCCGGGTCTCGAGCATCTGGGAGTCGACGGCACTGAGACCGGTTTGAACGTAATCAAGCCATGACTCAAGGATTGGAGATTTACTAGAATCGGCATACAATGCCTCCCAGTCAGCCCGAAACTTTGCCGCCTCCTGATCGTTTTTGAACGGCTTGTTGAGCTTCAGGTTGTAGGGGACTCGCCCGCCAGCCGCGTAGAATCGCGCAACGTGACGCTCAGCCGCGAGACCCGTACCCATCGATTGACGGGCATATGTGATTACCGACATTCCCCGCCGGCCATCCCATCCGATGCCACGAACGTGAAGAATATCCTGAGGCTTGCCGCGCTCTACCGTGTAAGTCTTACCCTGTTCCCCGGTGCTCGTCTTCACCACATAAACGAGCCGCTTCTGTCCCACCTTCTCGCGGTCGACATCCACCTGGGACGGCAACAGAGGATCTAGCTCCATGGCCACATTCGTCCCGCTGCGCCGGAGGATTCTCGAAAAAGCATCGCCGCCCAATACGCAGTGGCCGGTCTGCGCTTCCCGGAACTCCTGGGAAGTGATTTCGCAATTCGGCTCATACCGCATCACGCTGAACATCGGATGCTTTGCTTCCTGGGTATGGGCTCCCTTGCGCTGCATCATGACTGCGGGAGTGGAACCAACCGATTCAGAGATCGTCCGCCAGCAGGCCCACACTGGCGAAAGGTTGAGGGAGCTGTCGATACCGACCGATTCGCCCGACCAGGCTGGAGCGCCACCTGACAGAATTGCTGCAATTTGTGGATACCCGTTTCTCGCGTACCAACCGACATCGATGGCGCTGAAACTAACGCCGCCGGCCGCCTTCATCTCATCTGCAATCGAAAGAGGGGCAAGTCTCTTCTCAGAGAACCAGCGCCTCACAGGGGCCAGTAGTTCAGGAAACACGTTTATCCGATACTCCTGAGGCCTGAATAGTTGATAGTGGAATCGAGGCCGATGATGGCCCGGCTGAGTCCCGTGACGCCACCCTGAATCCCGTCAATGCGCTTGCTTGACTTCATACGCTCGGGCTTCGAAGGCTGGCAGTTGTCTTTCTGGTCGTACTGGAGCTGAAGGCAGGAGGCCATCCAGTTAAGCACCGGGTTATTCGCATGGCGCAATTGCTTCTCGGGGTAGATGCTCAGCAGGAATTTCGTCGCCGCGCTCAACCCGAGAAACGTCTGGGGAACCTCTGAGCACGTGATTCCCTTATCGATCAGATTCATCGCTTCGACGCGGAAGTTCATCCGGTCATACGCGACTTCGACTACCGAGAATTGCTGATTGGCCCACTCGATCCGCTCGATCACGGAGCGCAAGTCGATCGCCCCGCCGGCAGTCTTGGTAATGAAGCCCTGTTCGATCCAGGTAGAGAAGGGGACGCGACAGGTGCGCTCCAGTTGATCCACCTTCTCCTCAGGCATCCAGAAAAACGGGAGCAGGCTCCAGACATCCGTGGGACCGCCTGCGATCGGGGGAAACACTGCGACCACAGCGGTCAAGTCAGTGGTCCAGGAGGCATCGACACCGAGCCAGCACTGCTCATTCCCGAGCTTCCAGGCGTCGACCAGCAACGAAGGCTCGTACTTTGCCGCCTTCCGGACATCGATCCCACCTCCGCACGCCTGCCACTTATCCGGCTCGATGATGGGATCTTCGAGTTGTTTCACTGGGACGTTCAGGTTGTACCGGAAGTACTTCGATTTCGCCCTCGGATTCGCAAGCGCCTTCTGCATCTCAGCAGCGATCGCGGCATCTCGGAGAAACCCGCCCAGGTCTTCATGTGAGGGATTTGCGGCCACTCGCGCCTCCCTCGATTTCCAATATTCGGAGTCGCTATTGAGGCGCTTCAGGTCCGGCTCAAAGACCGCGACATACAAGCTGCCCATCACGAGAGAGCCATCGAGCACTCTCTTTGCCTGCTCGTATTCTTCGAGCCACAGCGGCGATTCGTATTCGGCGCCCGCGGTCGTGATCACGATGTCGAGCGGCTCCCGGCGGGAGATCTGCCCCTTC